GTCTACCTGTACACCTACATAAATTGGTCCCATAAAATTGTAGCTTGCACCGACACGATACATTAAATCTGAAGCAATACCAACTTCTACACCTACCGCCTTGGGGTTGATTGATACAACTTGTTCTTTCTTTACTAGCTCGTCGATCTTGCTCTTTTGTTTTTCCACTGTCACCTGTAGAGCTGCTACAATTTTATTGTTTTCTGTCTTAATTTGCTCTTCTTTTTTAGAGAATTCTTCTTGAACCTTTGCAACCTCTGTCTTAATCTGTTGCTCTGTTTCTTTCTTCATGTCTATGATACGCTGGTTCATAGATTCTTCACTGGTATCTGTTATGGTGTGTTCTTCTATTGTCCCATCGGGTCGTGTGATTTTAACAACCTCTGTGTGTTGTTTCTTTGCGTTCGTTGAAATCTCAGTATTAAGGGATACAATCTTCTGCTTAAGATCAGATTCGGTTTTAGTGTGTTCAGCAGTTAATACCTTAATCTCTTCTTCGTAGGTCTTCTGCATCTTAAAGAACTCTAATTCGTGTCTCTCGTTTATTGTTTGTAGTTCTTTTGTGTATTCCGCTTTAGATCTTTCATATGCTTTTGTTTCAATGTTGGCTGTTGGGTAGAGGAGTATTGTTAAACCTACACCCAACGCAAACGGAATAATTTGTTTCCAATTGTTCTTAATGATATCTTTTATATTCATGATTCGTGTATCCAATCTCTATTAAGTAGAATACGACACATCTCTTCACCTTCCGGTGTCCAGTTGTTTGATTTATACAGATTTTCTTCCGCAGATAGCCATCTAAGATTAGTGTAGTGTTGTAGCTTAATTAACTCTTCTTCATTTTGAGCCTGAGCACAAGGACAAATATGGTCTAGATGAGCGTTTAATGATGGTTTTTCACCTAAAAATTGGAAAAATTCTTGTAAAGATATTCCTATAAGTTTCTCTGTTTTAGATTTCTTCTTGAACCCTTTTTCCTTCAGAGACATACAGATTAAACTACCTATACGCTTACGTATTAAAAAAAGTGAATCATTTTTAAATCTTTTTTTATTATGTTTTTTTTCATATTGGTTAATTTTATCTTTATTTTGTTTTTTATAAATTCTTTTCTTATTAAGAAGCTGTTCTCTGTTTTTTCTATAATATTGTTTTTGTTGGGTTCTTCTTAATTCTTTATTATTGTTATAGTTTGTTTTACACCTAAAAGCTGCACAACTTTTACACTCAGTCCTTTTAACTCCATCTTCTCTTGAGTGAAAGTTGTCGTCGTTTAGTTCTTTTTTACATATTCTGCATTCTTTCATTTATTGTTCGTCCACTATTGACATTGCATCTTTAAATGCTGCTCTAGATAGCTCCATCTGATTCTCTAATTCTGGGTTGTAATTATCGGTAATTATTCCACCTAAAGTAACCAATAAGCTCGCAATTGATAGAGAATTACCAATAGCGATGCGGTGTACCTTAGCGGGTTCGATGATTCCGCATTCCCATGGGTCTACATACTCATGTGAATCGGCATCAAAAACGTCACCATTTTCAAATCTACCCCATACTTCATCAGCAATGTCACCTTCTCCACAGTTATCCATAAGCAGGTTGAATGGAGCCCTAAGAGCTTTAACCATAACTTCCCAAGATGGTTTGTAATCAGGACTAGATTGGACATGTTCAGCTAAGACTCTCTGTGTAAATCCGCCACCGGCAACTACACCTTCAGCAACAGCAGATCTGACAGCCTCAATAGCATCTTGAACACGGTCTCTACGTTCCCTAATCTCTGCATCAGTGGTTCCACCCACCCATACAGTACTAATACCACCGGTTAGTTTACCGATATGAGCTCTTAAGTGGGCCTTGTCGTGTTCAGATCTAGCGGCGTTCAGTATTGCCTTAAGTTCTTCTGCTCGACGGTCGATAACTTCTGCTTCGAGCTCAGACTGAATAAAAGACTCGTAGGTGTTGATTCTTGCTTTCTTAAAGGTTCCGAAGTTTTTAGCTTCAAAGTTCATAGCAGAAGCTGGATCCATAACTGTTCCGTTGGTGTACGCTGCCATATCATGCAGGAATATTTGACTTGAATTTGGAAGACTAGAGCGTGGAACCTTAACAGGCAGGACAGTGACTCCAGATTTTGATGTCTTAAGACATTTCTCTATCACTGGATCAGCAAATCCATAAGCAAACACTAGTATGGGACGACCAAAGCATTCTTGGGTGTTTTCGAATGCTTCTTGAACCTTAGCCAGCAACGCAAGATCATTCAATGTACCGTCAAACATCACGACTAGACCGTGATCCATCTGGACTTGTTGACCAGCTTTATCATTAATAAAGGCAGTACCAATAGTACCGAGATCCTTTAGACCAGAGGTTACTACGTAACCATCGATAGTCTCAACCCTCATTCCTCCACCTTGATCCTCTTGAACTAAGACAGTACCATCATCACCTGCGGCCATAACTGCTTTGACCACCACATCAGCAATCTCACTGTCACCGTTAGCAGATATTAAAGCCACATTCATCAGGTCTTGTTCTGATTTGACTGCCCTAAAGATAGTTGGATCCTTAAGAGTTGGAATAATCACCTTTTCATGGCAGCTTTTAAGCTCCCGCATGAAACGCTGTGGATTGTATTTTGGGTTTGAGTTGATAAATTCCTTACCGTATCGGTAGATAGCTTCTGCAAGAACTATAGCTGTAGTTGTTCCATCACCAGCATCACGGGCTGTATTAAGAGAAATTTCTTTACACATATCAAGGACAATGTTATGGGGAGCAGATGGAAAACCTAGATGCTTCAAGATTGTTACGCCATCTTTCGTTACCAGAGGTGGCAAGTCTGCCCTTGCAAGTAGGGTTGGTTTACCACCTGGTCCAAGACTTGAACCAACAATTTTAGCAGCACGAGTGATGGTTTCAGTTACAATTTTATTAATGTTTACATCAGCATCGATCATCTCTTTAGCTTTAGATTTCACGTAAAGCATATCATCTCCTATAATATCTTCATATCTTTAAGTTTTTCTTTACTCCAAATCTCAGAGTTTGGGTAATTAGTATGAAACTCATCCCATTTTTCTTTCGCATCTGGTCTCATCCATCCCTTAATTTCTACCCAGATATTAGAATCGACTAGATACAAATCTGGTCTATATGTTTTACCTGTAGATAACTTAAAAATCTCTGGCTGCCACTTGTAATGGATTTGATTTAAGTTAAGATAATCAACTACTTTAGCTTCATACGATCCTTGACAAACCAGTTCTTCATTAGTTTGCCAGTGAAATTTTATAGACGGTTTGTTTACTTTTTTAGCTATTTTTAGCAATTTCGTTGCTATGAGATATATGTTCCACTCCGTAGCGTTCTAATGTTGTATTTTTTATTCTTTCTTTTTCAGTTTTAGGTGAACCTATGGTATTAGTTCTCTTATCTATTAAGAAGGTGTAATTATGAATAGATATTTCTTTATCTGGCCATTCTACTGTACATTTTTGAGAATTACTATCAAAATCAAGTAATATAGCATTTTTAATAGATTTAATCTTTGCATATCTTTCAGGAAATGAAATCTTTATCTTTTGGTGTTCTTGTTTTCTAAGGGAAGGTGGAAATCTATCTCCAACTTTAAAAGAACATAACTTAAAAAACCACCATTCATCTCTTTCACCTGTTTGATTCCATATAAAAACACATTTTTTATGATAACCAGAATAAGAAACAAGAGTAAATAAGTCACAATGATTGATACGTATTTTTTCTACAGCTTCCTCAAAAGTTAAAGACTTCACTGCTGGTCTTTCGTTTCTTCTCGGTTATTTCTATATTCATCTATAATCTTTTGATATTGTTTTATTTTGCGCACATCTTCTTCGAAGCCAGTAAAGGAGTGACCTAACTTTAGACAAGCCTTAATGATTGAAGATGTACCCATGAAGGGGTCAAACACAGAACTACCAGGAAGAAGGTCTGAGAATCTTAATAGTAATTCAGCTAAGTCATCAGAATAAGAGTCATCTAGAGAGCCAGTCTCTACAAGCCATGTGTTACCCACACATGGAGCTGAATCCTCCATCATTGTGTACTGCTTGATTGGTGTTCTATCTATTTTCCAAACGTCACCGTTAACAAAGAATAGAACGTAGTCATGAGAGTTAACGAGCATGTTTTCTGCTCTTTTACCAGGTAACCAAGTCTTTTCGATTACTATGTTATCTACATGGTTGAAACCAGCTTTGACCATTTCTTGGGCAACTTCAAACGGTCTAGATTTACACTCAGATGGAGCGTAACAAACTATAAACACGAAACCATTCTTAACCATAGAAGCCTTAAGGCGAGTTGCAAAATCTTTTAATCTCTCTACGGTGTAACCATCCCTTTTCCGAATAGGGAAGCGTGTAACACACATCTCAATATTGGCAGGCCAGACAGCATCTCTCTCAAATGGAGAAATTTTATCAACCTTAATATGTGTATCGAAAATTAAAGAAAGATTATCTTTCACACCCACCTCCAGAGAATGGGTATGTTATACATAGAAGAATAATGTTGTTAAGTGGTTCCTGTGCTACCAAATCCACCACTGCCTCTATCGGTAGTTCCAAGTTCTTCTAATGAATCAACTATCACTATTCTGATCTTCTGTGGGTCAACAAACGGGTGGATAAGTGCTTGGCATATTTTTTGGTGGTGAGATATGACTGTTTTATCTCCACATATCTTTGCGATAGAGTAATGAGGAATGCCTCTGTAGGAGGCGTCACAGATTCTAGCAAGTTCTGTGACCGCTTCTTTAGTTCCAAAACCAGATCTGTTAGCAATTTCAATGTAATAATCGTTAGTATCCTTCACCTTAGAAGAAGGACAACCTTCAGAGAATATTTGACGAATCTTGAAGGCATAATGAAAACCCAACGGTATCTTAGCCACTTGTCCAGCTAATAGTTCCAGTTGCGATCCGATTAAATCTGTGTAACAGTCTAAACCAGCATCACCAACCTTACCAATTGTAGGTGCCTTTCCAGTTGGTTCAAGGTATACCCAAAGTTCAAGCTGTTCTATCATTTTTCCTCCTTAAGGTGGAGAGTTTATGCACTTCCCCAGGTGCAGAATGTTTACCCCGTACAATCTCATAAACATCCCTATCGTCTTAGAACCACCCCAAATCGTTCTATATCCGGACGAAACTTACCTGGTCAAAACATTGGTCAAGAAGAGACCAGGTCAACCTCCTGTTGAGCTCCTGCAGAAGACATCAACGATTTTCTTATACATAGATCAATTAATAATCTTGATTTTTTCAGTTATCTCTTGGTACCACTTAATGCGGTTTTCGGCGTGTCTCTTGAGCATTGATGAACCATTAGGTATGTAGTCTAAAATTATGCAGTTTTCTTTAGTACCTTGTTTGCGAAGACCTCTTCCAACCGCTTGAATAACCATGCCCTTTGAACCTGCGAAGTTAGCTAAAATAAGACAATCCACATTACGGGTATCAACTCCTTCTCCAGCCTTCCCTTCTGTTGCAATTAATCCTTTAATTTTTCCCTTATTAAGTTGATCTATATACTCTTCAGATTGTTTATCTTCCCCTTGAGCAAAGGGTATTTTAAGTACTTTTGCTAATGTTTCACCATGTTCTACCTGATCAACCAGTATTAAGGTAGATTTACCAGCATTAATCATGGCTATAGCATCTTTTTCAATACGAATCGTCATCTCCTTATTGTTTAAGACGTGCATCTTATATGATTTGAGTTTGTCATCAGGAAATGGGTCTTTGTCGCCAGTTTCAACCTTACGAACTAAAAAGTAGGGTTTAGCTAACCACCCATTATCAACTCCCCACTTAATGTCACGCTCAATAAGTATCGAACCACATCCAGCTTGAATAAAAATATCCTTACCATCTGAACGGTACGAAGTCGCAGTTAAACCGTAAATACGACCAGTATCTCCTAAATCTTTAGCGATTGAATAAAAAGTTGTAGCAGGTGTGTGGTGAGCCTCATCAAATATAATTAAACCTAAACCCCACTTTTTAATCTTTTCAATGTTGTTGTTTACAGTTGCCGCTATTCCAACCGTAATATCAGATGGTTTAAAAATTCCATCTCCTATAAACCCAACTCTATTAGTTCCAAAACGTTCTTCAAGTTCTTCTTTAAACTGTTTTGCAATAGACTTAGACGGACATACAACTAGTGTTTTCCTTTTTATCTCTCTGATTAAACAAATAGCTGTTTTGGTCTTTCCGAGTCCAGTGGCAAAATTTATGATACCTCTCCAGTTGTTTTTTGCAATGTCTACAGCTTCTTGTTGAAAATCACGAAGTTTTATGGTAGCTTGTGTATCTCTCCATGGTAATGAGATTTCGATACCTGTCTCGGTACGAAAATCATTCACCTGATAACCATCGAAAACATCAGACATTCCCGGAGGGACGATAACATCTTGTCCATCTACTTCAAGTAGGTTTCCTTCTGATTCTTGTTGAAGTTTTTCATATGCCTTAGAAGCTCTTAAAAATGGATTCTTAGACATCTTTTTTAATTGATATCTCTTAGACTTATCTTGATAATATAGTAAACCGCTAAGATATTCTCTTAATTCATCTGATGGAGACGATATTTTGATATACCCGTTGTATAAATCAATTACGGTCATTTAAACCTCGTGGTTTGTGATCATGTTTAACAATCACTGTTATACAGGAGATTACATGGAATTGTTAGAAGAACCAGGCAAAAAGAATGCAAAGATAGTCAACGCAATGTATTGGTGGTTAAATAGACATAGATCTTTTATAGTCAACGACGAGTATGAAATCGAACTCATTGAGATCGATAAAAAACGCGGTACAGCAAAAATTTTAGTGAGAAACCTTAAAACTAACTCTCAAACTGTTGTAGCAGAGAGCAACGAAGATGGAACAGAACAAACCGTTTAACAATAAAAAATGTCTCATATGTAAGGGCGGTCACAAGAATGACTGCTTATACTTCCACGAAGATCCAGAAACTGGAGAGATATGGATTTGGTGTCAAGGCAAGTGTCAACGTGGATATTCCATATACGAATACTGTCAAACAGCTGGAATCTCGTTGCGTGACTTCTTAAAAACAAATATCAAGTTTGAAGAAGCAGCTAGTAACGAAGTTAAAGCCATGGATTGGCCTCGTTCCTTCATTTCTCTTTCAGACCCCGAAGCAAGTAAGGGTGTCGCCTACATTAAGTCTCGCGGACTAATTCCTAGTGACGGTATGTTTTATGATACTAATCGTGAAGGGATAGTGTTTCCGTACTATTTTGGAAATACCTTTGTAGGTGCTCAAGTTAGGTTCCTAGAGATCAGAAAGACAGTAGATCAAGATGACTGGAAAATTACAACTCTACCTGGGACACGTTTAGGTTATCTTTTTTACGGGTGGTCTCAGAACGCATTTAACAGTGCAGTTCGCTACGTTGTAGTTACAGAGGGTGCATTCAATGCCTTATCGCTCCAACAAGTTTTAAACAATCAGTACGGTGGAATTCTTAAGAATCCATTTAAGTGTATAGCAACTTCTGGTTCTGGTGTATCTGAACATCAAATTGATACATTAAAGGGTCTCATAGAAAATGGTTACAAAGTCATCGCGTCACCCGATAACGACGAAGCTGGTTTGAAGATGTTAACAAAGATCCAGAACGCAGGAGCGTGTACACACTACGCTCTTGTTCGAGAAGACAACAAGGATTGGAATGATATCTTGCAAGAACAAGGCGACGAACTTGGACCGTACTTTGTTAAGTGTATTAAGCAGTCCTAATTGTTAGGTAGGGTATAAAAATGAAATCGAAATGCAAAACATTTGCCGAAATGGCTCTTACTAGCTCACCAATACTTCACTTAATAAGTTTAAACGATTATTTTTATTGGGAGTATGTTTAATGAGTCTTCACAAACGTGATTTACAGGATGAAATCCTTCATAGAACTGGTTACACCCCTTGTCCAAACGAACTATTTGAAGCCTTAAAAGGTGAACCCACAGCCTTCATGGTTTGGATGTACATCTTCAAACAAAGCGAAACGTGGAATCCTTCGTACACAAAAATCTCAACCGACCTCAATATCTCTAGGAATTCTGCTATTAAGGCAGTAAAGATCCTTGAGGAAAGGAATTTGTTAGTTGTCCATTCCGGTGGACAGTTCAACGGGGTCAACGAGACAAACAAGTATGAATTGTCCCCTATCAATCAGTGGGATATGGCTCAAAATTTGCACCAGGGGGTCCCCAATAATTTGGGGGGCGTAGTGCAAAATTTGCACCAGGGGGTCCCCAATAATTTGGGGGGCGTAGTGCAAAATTTGCACCAGGGGGTAGTGCAAAATTTGAACTGGAATAAAGAATTAATTATAAAAGAACAGAGGGAGACAGTTGAGGAAAAAATTGAAGAAAAGATACCAACTCCTGAGACCACAAAAGCTACTGCAGCCCTCAATAAGGCTAATGAACCTACTCTTATTCCTGAAGAGAGGCCCACGGTCCGTGAAGTCTTACGTTCCTGGAAACGTGTGCTTCCTGATCGCCCGTCTTTTGATGCTCGCCTGTCTCTTCTGGAGGATCTTTTTGCCACACTTAGGAATTTTTCCTACAAGGAAGACGATCTGCCTCGCTCCTTCAAAGAAGAAGCTCTTTCATCTTGGGTTAACTCTAAAAGCAAAGATTATGTTGTTAAGTTTTCTAACGAAGATTACGATAAAGCCCTTAGTATTCTCTCTCCTGAAATACAAATTGTATCCGCAACCCCTGTAAAACAAAAGATGAAGATTAGAAATTCTTCATCTAATACCGGCGAAATGGATATTGACACCGCTTTGCAGATGGTAACAGATGACGACGAGATTGAACGTATTGTTGCTGCTCACCAGAAACTGTTGAAAGGTGAAGACAATGAATGAAGCTAAGATTTTGAGTCGAGCTGATGTCTACGAAAAGAAACAAGAGATTGAGAAGTCTAGAGTTGAGACGGAATTCAATCGCTTGGAAGAGAATAAGAAACGATCCGATCGTCTTAAAAACTTTTCTCTCGATGCTTTAGAGGCAAATAAAGGCGAACTTAATGCTAAGAAGGCTATCGGTATCTTAGAAAGAGACAAACAGCTCATTAAACAATCAATTACCTTTATTTCACCTGAATTTTCTGCTGTGTGTCCATTGTGTCCAGGTGGGATCTACTTGGTAGGTGCTATCTCTGGTACTGGTAAAAGCACATGTGCAGCTGCTATAACAAAAACTCTATATGAACAAGGTAAGAATACCTTTATCGTCTCTAACGAAGAGACTGCAGCAAAGATTTACGCCCGTATTGCTTGCTCTGTTATCGGTGTTGACTTTAACATGTATATTCAGGATAAACTTCCGATAGAGATCAGAAAGCAGATAGCTCATAAAATCATAGAGATTGAGCCGTATGTTACGATCGCAGATGACCCAATTGGGAGTACTACGATCGAACCAATGGAGAAAATCTTAAAAGAAGTAGATGAAAGTGGTAAGTACTCTTGTATCATCATTGACTTTGCTCAACGTGTTGTGAAGAGTATCAAGAATCCAATGGCCGAGCGGACACAAGTTCTCTATGCTTTTAAAGACGTTCTAACAGATTTTGCACAGCACGCAAAGGTGCCCGTGGTATTGATGACACAGCTTACTCCTCTTCCATCTGATGAGGTAGAGCGTAACTTTGAATCTAGGATTAAGTGGGCTCGTGGACTGTATGAAGCTGCAGCTGCAACAATAGAGATAATTAAGTTAAAGGGTTTACCTGTTTCTGTTTTTTACGTGGCAAAAGGTCGCTTCTCCAAGGCAGAAGTATCTGTAACTCACAAATTTGATTCAGGTTCTTTCTCTTTTATCAACAAGCAGCAGCTCAAAAAGATAAAAGACCAGTACCAGATGCAACAGCTAAATGATCTTGCAGGTTCCCTAAGAGATGAAGAAGAGGAGAACAACGAGTGAGCACCTATACCAAACGCCACAGTGTGCAAGACATGATCCGTCGTCGCGTAGCTAAAAACGCAAAGATCAAAGAGAAAAAAGCTGATAATTTAAACCCTAAACACCTAATTAATTCTTTTCTATCTGACATCAACAAGAAACTTCGTAAAGCATCAAATGACGTCGAGCGCTACTGGATAGTTGAAGATCTACCTCATCAACTACAGAAGAACGTCTACTTAATTGATCCGTACGTAATTAAGATTGACATCCACTTTGTTGGCGAGAATACTGCAGAGATTGCTGTTGACAAGGTTTCCATCTACTGGAGTCAAGACTACGTAGATAAAAATAAGGTAGAACCTGAGCTCCACCTTGATGTAATGTCTGCTTTTATGGAAGAATTAGGTTTTTAAAACCTTTGTCGTTAAGGCTTCTGCGTAAGCAACATCTGGCAGGCCCTAATATGTTCTTTTATCTTGGGGTAGGCGCCTATCAAAGCTAAAGCACCAATGTCAGTAAATGAGTCTCCGTTTTGTCCGCCTGGACGTTCATACCAAGTGCTATTCATGTTGATCTACAGGTAACAGTAATAGTACTATTGTATCCCATTTGTAATTTTAAGTTGTATAGGTTGGGTAAGCTACAGCCTTACGAGAAGGATTAGGCGATGCGGATGGCGTAAAACGCAACCAACGCACCTCCCCCTGTGTACTGTCTTGACGTTGTAGTTGCATATGTTTCTGCTGCCCACAAAGCTATCTTACCTCTAATCTTTAGCGTATCACTCCCGCTTAATTCTACAGTTCTATTAATCGTAACTGTGCCCATATTGCGTAGAGGAGATTGACCAGTTTCAATACACGCCCCTTGTGCTTCCCCTATGATAGTGTTGTCTGCTTTTGTTATTGCGACGGAATGCCAAAGTCTAGTACCGCCAGAAAGACTTGATAAAGCAAGTTCTGTTGTAATAGACAAGTAAACATTCCAAGTTCCAGCTGTTAATACCAAGGTTCCTGACGTATCTGCGTAGCTTGTCGTGGATATTGCTGTATCTGCCATGCCCGAGCCATTAATCCTCTCAACCGTAGCACCGCGCGTTATATTAACACTCATCTCAGAGGCACTTATCGCTACACCCAACGAAGATTTGATCTGTCCTAAGGTGCTTGGTTTAGTTTCTGTTTGAGCACCAGGAATAGCAGATAGCCACTGAACTGCTCCTGTTGTCATCCCCGGAACACCAAGACCTGTTACGTAACCTTCAGTTACGTACCAGAAATCAGTAGTACCGTTAATTTTAACAACGACACCTATTACTTCGGCAGTATTTTCTGCGTCAGATTTAGCGAGGGCAAAGGTTCCGTCTGATTTTCTGTAGATCCAGTTTCCAACAGCGAACGCGTGGGTGGTGGTTACCTTGCGGCACTTCATGCCACTTATAAAAGACACTTCACCACTTACGGTTGTGATTACTGTAGCACCAGTCGAAACATAGATTTGACCACCATCGACTATTGCTGTTTGTTTGGCGCCGTTAGCAGACATAGCAACATTGCGCCAGTATCTACTAGAGTCTTTAGCGGTCCAAGTGTTACCAGAGTCTGTTGATACGTAAATTTGACCACTTTGTGCTACTGCTGTTTGTTTGGTGCCATCAGCAGATATAGCAACACGTTTCCAGTATCTAGTAGATTCTTTAGCGGTCCAAGTATTACCTGAATCAGTAGATACATAGATTTGACCAATGTATGCTATTGCTGTTTGTTTGGTGCCGTCAGCAGACATAGCAACACTGCTCCAAAATCTATTAGATTCTTTAGCGGTCCAAGTATTACCAGAGTCTGTTGATACGTAAATTTGACCATTGTCTACTGTTGCTGTTTGTTTGGTGCCGTCAGCAGACATAGCAACACCGCTCCAGTTTCTATTAGAGTCTTTAGCGGTCCAAGTATTACCAGAGTCAGTTGATACATAGATTTGACCACTGTATATTACTGCTGTTTGTTTGGTGCCGTCAGCAGACATAGCAACACGATTCCAGTTTCTACTAGAGTCTTTAGCGGTCCAAGTATTACCAGAGTCAGTTGATACATAGATTTGACCACTGTATACTACTGCTGTTTGTTTGGTGCCGTCAGCAGACATAGCAACACGATTCCAGTTTCTACTAGAGTCTTTAGCGGTCCAAGTATTACTAGAGTCTGTTGATACATAGATTTGACCACCGTATACTACTGCTGTTTGTTTAGTACCGTCAGCAGACACAGCAACATCAATCCAGTATCTACTAGAGTCTTTAGTGGTCCAAGTATTACCAGAGTCTGTTGATACATAAATTTGACCACCGTATACTACTGCTGTTTGTATGGTGCCGTCAGCAGACATAGCAACACCGTACCAGGCTCTAGTAGATTCTTTAGCGGTCCAGATATCACCACCTGGACCCAACGTTGAAATATCTGTAGTACTAGTTACTGCTACACCGGCTTTAGGTGTGTTTTCATCTATTGTATC